GTTTAACATCGTTCAAGTTCCTTAAGTTGTTTCGACAAAACCGATATGCTCATAAGTAACGATCAGACGCAAGTGATTATTGCAAAAAAAATAAACTTTTTTTAAGTATTGTTTATTATCAATAACTTAGACAGTAAAAAAAGTTTATCTTGTTGGTAGCAAATACAGCAAATTGAAAAGCAGAGTTTAAAATAACGATAACGGGCGTGTTATCTATGGGGTAGTGTATCTGCTCCCAAATAAGGGGATATATCCACAGTAAGAGCCGAAACTACCCCGAATAGATCCCGATAATGTTTGATAGTCTCAAAAGAAGCTTAAAAATATTGATTTGATAGAGACATATTAAATATTATTTGCGTTACTTTGCGTCAATTTAGGGGTATGCAGACGCCACGGCACCCTGGTATGGTAGTGTATATGTGATTATGAAAAATTGTCTAAAATTCAATGTAAACAAGTAGTTAATACAGAATTATCACGAAATATTACAGTCATTGTAACAATTTGTGATTTGACAAACAGATAAAAATATGGTAAGATTCGTAATCTTAGTTGGATACGAAGCTCCAACGGAGTATCTTACTAAGGGTTGCAACGGGAACCCTATATATTACATATAATATCATAAAATATTAACAGTGTAAACACATAATAGTATAAATAAATAGTTTTTTAACATTATTAACAGTAGATCGGCCCAGCCTTTGAGGGCTGGACCTCACGTATAGACATATTTTGCGTGTTTTAAACAGTAATTCCGTAATTTTGCTTGACAACTTACCTTAAATGTGATATACTCCGTACCATAATACCTACTGCGACTATATTATCTATATTTCTGCGGAGTATACGGTGATTAGGCTAGTGATTGCAGCGAAAAACAGATTTTTAAGGGAGTCTTCCAAAGTGTAGTAGGTAACTCCCTTATTTTTATGGAGATGTTATGGTTGAAAAGAGTGGAGAGAAGTTTTCTGGCTACAATAAGCCTAAGAGAACACCTAAACATCCTAAAAAAAGCCATGCAGTGCTTGCAAAAGAAGGTGATAAGATAAGATTAATTAGATTTGGGCAGCAAGGAGTGCGTGGAGCAGGTAAGAATCCCAAAACTGCTAAAGATAAAGCCAGAAAGAAGTCGTATTACGCAAGACATAATGCACAAGGTAAGCCTAAAAGTAAACTCTCTGCTAAATACTGGAGTCATAAAGTAAAGTGGTAGATGAGTTCTTACAGAAGATACTATATGCAAAGGGATTATGCAGTGAAGAAACCAGTATTTGACTCAACAGGCTCTCTAACAGATGCAGGAGAGCAATTATTATTAGATGAAGAGTGGGTAAAAGTGGATTCAGTTAAGTTATGTGGGTGTGATGGTGCAGCAGAAGACCAGATATGTGAATGTAATACTTTAACAACTAACGGAACGCATTGTGATAGTTGTATTGAATGTGGGTGTGATCCCAATGTGTGCAGGTGTGACTGCCATAAACCATCTCAAGAAAAGGTGGACATAGATAAATACGTTAAGAGTAAAGAGTTCTGGCGTAATAGAGGCTAAAGGAGAAAAATATGCCCCAACATAAAAAGAAAATGAATAAAGGTGGTTCTATGAAAACTAAAATGAATAAAGGTGGATCAGCCATGATGAAAAAGAAAATGATGTATGGTGGAGCCATGAAAAAGAAAAAGAAATAGAATGAAAGGTGTAAATCATTACTTTAGAGATGGAACAATACATAAAGGCGGTACGCATAAGATGCCTGATGGTTCCTTACATAGTGGTGCTAAACATACTAAGAACAGTAAAAAACTTTTTCATATGAAAGAGTTATCTAAAACTGTACAAAGTAAGTTAAAAAAGAAAAAGAAATAATAACTTGGGATGGCGATTATTTTTTGGTGGGGGGAGTAGTATGACTTCAGGAGTCGCTTATTATTTGGAAGACGAGTATGGCTAAATCTAAATCAACAGTCAATAAATCGGGTAATTATACTAAGCCTGGTATGCGAAAGAAGATATTCAATCGTATTAAAGCAGGTAGTAAGGGTGGTGCTAGTGGTCAGTGGTCTGCTAGGAAAGCCCAGATGTTAGCAAAAGCTTATAAGAAAGCTGGGGGAGGTTATAAGTCGTGACATGGAAGATACTTGGTCGGTAATTGTATCTGGTTGGCCTATAGCGTTTGGTTTCGTAACTTTGGTTATAGTGTTAGCTAAGATGCACGCAGATATAGACACACTAAAACAGAAAGTAATGACCTTATTTGAATTATGGAACTCTAAAAACAAATGAAAGCCCCGCAAAGAAGTTTAAAGAAATGGACTAAGCAGAAGTGGCGTACCAAGTCAGGTAAACCATCTACACAAGGTCCGAAAGCTACTGGTGAAAGGTATCTTCCTTCAGCAGCAATTAAGTCGCTTAGTAAAGCTGAGTATGCAGCTACAACTAAGGCAAAAAGAAAAGGCAGAAAAGCAGGGAAGCAACACGTAAAGCAACCCAAGCGCATTGCAAGCAAAACCAGATCATATAGGAGAGTGTAATTATGGTTCCAATATTATTAGCTATAGGTGCAACAATTATAAGAACAGCAGCACCATCAATTATTAAAGCATTAACAAAACAGGGAGCTAAAAAAATAGCTAAACCTACTGCTAGTCAATTAAAAAAAGCTGTTTCTCCAAATAAAGCACCAGATAAAGTACAAAAAATATTTAAAGAACCATCTAAAAAAATAACTGCTCAAACTAGTGGTGGAGGTAGAGGTGGAGTAAAACCTAGAATAAAAAAAGAAACTCCTAAAGAAGCACCTAAAACTGTAAAAGCAAAAACATCTGGAGGTGGAAGGGGAGGAGTTACATCAACAGTTAAAAAATCTCCAGCTAAGAAACCAGACGCTAAAAAACCTACTACTGCTAAAAAGCCAGACGCTAAAAAACCTACTACTTCTAAAAAGCCAGATCCTAAGAAAGATTCAGGTATGTCTACAGGAGCCAAAATTATTGGTGGTGGAACATTAGTAACTGCATTAGGTGCTGAAACAATAAGACAAGCAAATAAAAATAAAAAAGAAGGAATGGGTGGTAAAGCTACAGTATCACCTAATCAAAAATCTAGACAAGCTACTTTACCTAAAGATAGCAAAACTGATAGTGCCACAGTAGGAAAAGAACAAAGATCTAGACAGGCTACTCTACCTAAAGATGAAGGAATGGGTGGTAAAGCTACTGTATCCCCTAATCAAAAATCAAGACAAGCTACATTACCTAAAGAAGAAGGTATCGGTACAAAGATTGCTAGAGCTTTAGGTGATAAGCGTAGTGAAGAAGAAATGATCAGAACTCGTAAGATGAACGAGGAAGATGAAGAAGAAATGAACTTTCGTAAAGGCGGTGCTGTTAAAAAGAAATACGGCATGAGAGCAGGTGGTTTCACCAAACGAGGTGGGATGTACAAGAAAGGTTATTAATGTGACTGAGCAACAAGAAGCTTTTCTAAATGCTTTGTTTGGGGAAGCGCAAGGTAACTTCCGTAACGCTATGAACATTGCAGGTTATGCTCCAACAGAGTATCCTGCTAGACTCATTCGCCAAATGAAAAGTGAGATAATAGAGAGAGCAGAAAATATGTTAGCAGCTAATGCTCCTAAAGCTGTTCTCTCTATGTCAGGCATACTAGATGATCCTAGTGCATTAGGTAATAGAGATCGTTTAGCTGCTGCCAAAGAAATCCTAGACCGTACTGGTATAGTTAAAACAGAGAAGATCGAACATAAGGGCGTAGCTTCTGCTGTTGTGATATTGCCTCCCTTAGAGGAAGATGATGACACTCAAAAGGATTGATCATGCAAGTCGTAGAAAAATTAAAGCAATTGGTAAAATTCCATACGGATATGATTATCAAGTTGACAAAAGGAATGTGGCATGGTATATGCCTAATGAAGGAGTCCTTAGTAAATTTGATGAAGCGATTACTCAAATTCGTGAAGGTAATCACTCTGTACGAAAGGTGGCGGCGTGGTTAGAAAATGAGACTGGTAGAAAACTTTCTGCTACTAGGTTACACAAGTTGGCATGGACTGAAGAAGAGTTGGATGCTAGGAGAAAAACTCGCAGACGCAAACTATCTCCCAAGCAACGAAGAATCGAAGACCTTAAAAATACCGAAAAGCAAACCCGAATCAAGGCAGAACAAGCGAAGAGACGATTAAGTAAAGAGTTAGATAATGGTAAAGAGCCAGAAGAATCTATAAACTTTACGGACACTAAACAGAAAGAACCTGAAGTTGTTTTCAAGCCCAATCCTGGTCCTCAAACACAATTTCTTTCTGCTAATGAACGCGAAGTTTTCTATGGAGGTGCAAGAGGTGGTGGTAAAACTTACTCTCTTCTTATAGCTCCGTTAAGATATGTACATAAACCTGCTCATCGTGCATTGCTTATAAGACGCTCGATGCCAGAACTAAGAGATGTTATATTCCAGACGCAACAGATATATCCTAAAGCTGCATCTGGTGCTAAGTTTAAGAGTCAAGAGAATACGTGGTACTTTCCAAGTGGAGCTAGAATAGAATTTGGGTATTGCGAAAACTTACAAGATGTGTTAAGATATCAAGGACAGTCCTATTCATGGATTGGTATAGATGAGCTACCACAATATGCTAATTCAGATATATGGCAGTTCTTAAAATCATCGTTACGTACTACAGATCCTAGTATACCTTTGCATATGAGAGCTACAGGTAATCCAGGTAATATAGGATCAGCATGGGTTAAGAAGTTATTTATAGATCCTGCTGAACCAAACACTAGAATAACTGAGAAGATAGAGTATGAGCTAGATGGTAGAACACTGTCAAGCGAAATAACAAGAAAGTTTATAGCAGCATCAGTATGGGATAATCCGTATCTCACACAAGATCAGAGTTATGTTGCTATGTTAGCATCACTACCAGAAGTTAAACGTAAGCAGTTTCTGTATGGTGATTGGGATGTAGTAGATGAAGGTGCATTCCCTGAGTTTAATAAAGAGATACATACGTGTGATAGTTTTGAAATACCGAATGGATGGACTAAAATAAGAGCAGCAGATTTTGGATATGCAGCACATTCAGGTATATTATGGGGTGCAGTAGATTACGATGGGTGTTTGTGGATATATAGAGAGTTGTATGTAAATCGTTTGACAGCAGATAGATTAGGTCAGATGATTATAGAAGTAGAAGAAAACGATGGTAGAATACAGGATGCATTACTAGATAGTTCGTGTTGGGCTAAGAGAGGTGATGCAGGTCCATCAATAGCAGAGACTATGAATAGAGAAGGATGTAGATTTAGACCATCAGATAGATCACCAGGATCTAGGGTAGCAGGTAAGATAGAGTTACATAAGAGATTGATGATTGATGAAGATACTGGTGAGCCTAAGATAAAGATATTAAAGAATTGTAAGAACCTGATCAGTCAGATAGCAGCATTACCAGTAGATAGTAGAAACCCTGAAGATGTAGATACTAAGTCTGAAGATCATTTATATGATGCACTAAGGTATATGATAATGTCTAGACCTACGAATATAAGAGTAGCGTATGAGAATACACCTAAACACCGTTACCAAGCATCGGATGCTACGTTTGGATATTAGATGTTTTGGGCATACGCTGGTATGATACTTGGATTAGTACTTATCATCGGTGTGTTTGTTTATAGTCATTGGTATTGATATGAAAAAAACTAGAGATTACAAAAAAGAATATGCTAAGACACATGGCACTACTAAAGGTAAACTAGATAGAGCAGGTCGAAACAAAGCTAGAAAACTTGTACAACCTAAAAAAGGAATGGAAGTACATCATAAGAATGGTAATCCTAGAGACAATAGAAGATCAAATTTAAAAGTAATAACTAAGAAACGAAACAGAACCTTACAACCCAAAAGAAATAAAAGGAGTTAAAATGGTAGATGAAAACGAAATCTCTGCTCTTGACGATGCCAAGACAGATAAGAAGTATGATAATCTAGTTAGCTATGTTAAGTCTAGATTTGAAAGAGCAAAGACTAGTAGGTATTCAGATGAAGAAAGATGGACTCAGGCATATAGAAACTACCGTGGATTGTATGGTCCTGATGTTCAGTTTACAGAAACAGAGAAGTCCAGAGTATTTATTAAAGTAACTAAGACTAAAGTATTAGCTGCATACGGTCAGATTATAGATGTTCTATTTAGTCAAAATAGATTTCCTATTGGTGTAGAGCCTACTACAATACCTGAAGGTGTGGCAGAGTCAGTACATATAGATCCCAAAGAACAAGAACAAGAAAAGGCTATGGAAGAGTTTAGGAGTATGTATGGTTCTCCTGGTGATGGTAATGATTTACAACCAGGTGATACCACAGATATTCTAAAAGAAAGATTAGGTTCACTACAGGAAGACTTAGAAGATCTAGAAGGTCTTAAAGAAGGACCAGGACAGACACAATCTGCTATTACATTCCATCCAGCTATGGCTGCTGCTAAGAAGATGGAAAAGAAAATAAAAGATCAGCTAGAGGAATCCTCTGCAACTAAACATTTAAGACACTCTGTATTTGAGTGTGTGTTGTTTGGTACTGCAATAATGAAGGGTCCGTTTGCTATAGATAAAGAGTATCCTAACTGGGATGAAGATGGTAACTATGATCCATCTATTGTAACTGTACCTAAAGTAGAGCATACATCAGTTTGGGATTTTTATCCAGATCCAGATGCATTTAATATAGAAGACTGTACCTATGTAGTAGAAAGACACAGACTTACCAGATCTCAACTACGTGCATTAAAGAAACGTCCATTCTTTAGATCCTCTGCAATAGAAGAAGCTATACTAGGTGGTGAGAACTATGATCGTGAATGGTGGGAAGAAAGCCTAACAGACAATGAAGTAAGCTCAGAGTTTGGTTCAGGTAACTATTCTGGTGGTAGTGATGTAGAACGATTTGAGGTACTAGAGTTCTGGGGTACAATAGATAAAGAGATAGCTGAAGATCAAGGACTAGAAATACCAAAGCAGTATTTAAACGATGATGAGATACAGATAAACTGTTGGACCTGTAATAATGAGATCCTAAGATTTGTTATCAATCCGTTTGTACCTAAACGTATTCCTTATGTTGCTAGTCCATACGAACTAAACCCATACAGTTTCTTTGGTGTGGGACTATCAGAGAACATGGATGATACCCAAACATTAATGAACGGTTTTATGAGATTAGCAGTTGACAATGCTATCTTATCTGGTAATCTATTGATTGAGGTAGATGAAACAAACCTAGCACCTGGTCAGGATCTTACAGTATATCCTGGTAAAATCTTTAGAAGACAAGGTGGTGCGCCTGGTCAAGCTATATTTGGTACTAAGTTTCCAAACGTGTCAAGTGAAAATATGATGTTGTTTGATAAAGCTAGAGTATTATCAGATGAGTCATCAGGATTACCATCGTATTCATACGGACAAACTGGTGTGCAAGGTACAGGTAGAACTGCATCAGGCATATCTATGTTGATGGGTGCAGCAAGTAATGCTATCCGTACAGTAATTAAGAACATGGATGACTATATGCTACGTCCTATGGGTGAAGCATTATTTGCATTTAATATGCAGTTTGACTTTGATCCAGAGATAAAAGGTGATCTAGAGATTAGGGCTAGAGGTACTGAAAGCTTTATGAAGAATGAAGTTAGATCCCAACGTCTTATCAGTTTCTTGCAGATTGCAAGCAGTCCTGTACTAGCACCATTTGCTAAGTTCCCATACATCATGCGTGAGATAGCAGCAACTATGGATCTAGATGTAGATAAGGTAACAAACAATCCTGAAGAAGCATTTAGACAGGCATTACTATTACAACAGATGCAACAACAAATTGTAGCAGAGAACCCACAACCACAACAAGATCCTACAGGTGCAGGAGGTGGTAATATAGGAACTGGTCAAGCACCAGCACCAGGAGAACAGGGATTTCCTACAGGAGGTGGACCTAATGCAGGAACACAACAGCAACAACAACAGGCACAAGCACCTCAAGGTGGTGGACAACAAATACCACCAGAGCTAATGGCTATGCTACAGCAAGGAGGTGGTGGTAATGCTTGACGTTAAAACTGCTAGAGACATTTTACCGTTAGTCAATACACCAGATTTTACTGAGTTATTTAATTTATACCTAGACTCTAAGAGGCACGATGCGCTACGTGTGCTAGAGCAGAGTGACGATGAAATAGAGATATACAGAGCGCAAGGTGCTATCGCTATGCTTAGAAAGTTAAAGTCTATGCAAGTAGAAGTACAGACAGTATTAAAAGGAACTTGATATGGGCATTAAAAATAATAATCCTGGTAATATTAAAAAAGGTGATAACTGGGAAGGTATGGTCGAA